GAAGATTATTCGGTGAAGCTATTGCAAGAAAAGTTGATGCAGATTTATCAGCATTGTTCACAGGCTTTTCAACAGAAAGAGGTGGTGGAGCAGGTAATGAACTAACTGTTCAAGACTTATTTGAAGCGGCGGCAGATCTTAGAACTGCTAATGCACCTGCACCTTATTATGGTGTATTTCACCCAAAGCAAATCTTCAATGTTAAGAAGTCATTAACAAATACATTTGTTGGTAGAGATACAGAATTATCAAACGAAGCTATGAGAAGTGGTTTTGTTGGTAATATTGCAGGGATTCAAATATTTGAAAGTTCAAATGTTTCTGTTGATGGATCAGATGACTCTATTGGTGGTGTATTCTCACAAGATGCTTTAGCACTTGCTATGATGCAAGATCTGAAGATCGAAAGTCAAAGAGATGCTTCATTAAGAGCAGATGAACTTGTAGCAACCGCAGTATTCGGTGTTTCCGAAATACACGATAGCTATGGTGTTAAATTAACAGCAGATAGCTTGGCTAACTAATAAACAACAATTTAGGGGTGGGTTTTTCCCACCCTTATGTTAATAATAATTATGGCTACAACAGATTTTTCAGTAAACTTAGCAGAAGTTCAAAAATATCAACCAGATATTGCTGAGTTTGGCATAACAGATTTTGATACCCAACTACAATTCGCAGAAGATGATGTCATTAGACAGATCAGAGAAGAATGGTGGGAAAGATATAGACATACAGTCAGATACAAAGATATTACAAAAGTCACATCATTAGAGTTAGTAAATTCTAAATTGACAGACGCACAATGGAAAAGATGCGTGGTTTACAAAGCATTAGCAGAGTATATTTATCCAATACTATCAAAGTTCAAAGATCCAGATGGTGGAGATGGTAAAGATACTTTTCAGAACAAAATGGATTTTTATAGACAAAAGTATGCAGAGGAATTTCAAGCTGTATTACGAGATGGTGTGGAATATGACGAGGACAGTAGCGGTACAATCCAAGCTAGTGAAAAAGAGCCAATTCATATGTTAAGATTGCAGAGGTAAAAAATGTGTGAATTTTGTAATGGCGAATGCGTATGTAGATAATGGTTGCTTCAGTCACCATTAAAACAAATACAATAGAATTAAGTAAATCCTTAGAACGAATACAAAAACAATTTTCTAGTGTTATCAAACAAACATTAGCGAATGTATCAGCTTTACAGATAAGAAACATTAGAGATAGAACACAAAGAAAAGGCATATCTGTTAATGGATCACCATTTAAAGCATATTCAGAAGGTTATAAAAGAGCAAAAGTAAAAGAGTCTGGAGTTGTTGATCTAACAGATACAGGGCAGATGTTTAGTTCTTTAACAAGTAAAATCAGACCATCAAAGGGAACATTATTTTTTCGAAATATGTTTGCTAACAAAAAAGCATTTTTCCATGATAAAGCAGGTGCAGGAAAAGGAAAAGTAATTAGACCATTCTTTGGTATTAATAGACAAGAAGAAAAACAAATAGTAAAAGTATTTGTAGATAAAATTAGTAAAATTGTTAAATGAGTAAAAGAGAAAATATTGCAGGTAATATCATTACAGTATTAGATGCTGTATCTTCACCGATTGAATTTAAAAAACTGACAAGAGAGCCATTTGATCCAGAGGAACTATCAAACGCACAGTTCCCTGCCATGTTCATTTCTACAGGAGATGAAACAAGAGAAGATTTAAGTCTTGGTGACACATCATCTGGAACTAGAAGTGGCACAATAGATTTTGTTATTGTAGCTTTTGCAAAAGGCACAGATACAAATATTGATACAAAAAGAAATCAACTTATTGAAGTAATTGAAGAAACCTTAGATGCTGATAGGACTCGAGGTGGGAATGCATTAGAAACAAAAATTGTAGAAGTTTCTTCTGATGAGGGAACACTTTATCCTTTGGGTGGAGTGAGAATTGTGGTAAGAGTCTTATATAGTTTTACTAGAGGTACAGCTTAATGGCAAAAAGAATTACTTTATGGAAAGATAAATATTCCAAAGAAATTTGGGATACCGAACTAGACAAGTTTCTTTCATTAGGTTATACACTTAATGAAGAAAAAAAATCTACCAAGAAGAAAAAAAAGGTAGAGGATCAAACAAAGGAGAATGAAGAATGGCAACCCATGTCGGAACAAGTGGATTAGTTAAAGTTGGTGGCACAACTGTTGGTGAAGTAATCGGTTTTTCTATTGATGAAACAGCAGATACTGTTGAAGATACAACATTGACTGACTCAAATAAGTCTTACAAAGTTTTAAGGGGAGATGCTACTGCTACTGTTGAATGTCATTTTGATGAAACAGATAGTGGTCAAGAAGCATTAGATGTAGGCACACAAGCAACTTTGGAATTATATCCAGAGGGTGCAGATAGTGGCGATAAATATTACTCTGGTAGTGGTATCGTGACAGGTGCATCTATCGGTGTGACTCTTGATGGCATTATTTCCAGAACTTTTAACTTTCAAATTTCTGGTGGTATATCTCACTTATCTGTATAATATTTAATATTATATGGCTAAAAAAGATTTTCTTGAAGGTGCTATAACACATTTCAAGCACCAAGAAACAAGAATTATTGAAGTTCCAGAATGGAACTTAGTAGGTGAAGATGCTATCTATGTAAAACCTTTTACTCTTATTGAGAAAGACGAGATATTTAAAGGTACATCTGATAATAGTTTGACAGTTCTTATTGATGTCATTGTTAAGAAAGCATTGACAAAAGATGGTGAAAAAATGTTTGATCTTGAAGCAAAGATCAAAATGAAAAGATTTGTTGATCCAGATATTCTAAGTAGAGTTGCAAGTCAAATTCTTGGTACTTCACAAGATACTCAAACATTAAAAAAAAACTAAATTCTGACCAAGACTTTAGATTTTATTATTTCTTAGCAGAAAAATTACACAAAACTATCGGTGAAATTCTACAGATGCCTGTAGAAGAATTTTATACATGGATAGCATATTACACATTAAAAAACGAAGAAGAACAAAAAGCATTGAATAAAGCAAAGATGCAAGGTAAAAGAAGATAATGACTACAAAAAAATTGAATATTGATATTCTTGCTAGAGATAGATCAAAACAAGCATTAAATCAAGTTCAAGGTAATCTTGAGAAAACAAAAACATCAGTTTTAAATGTAAAAAATGCCTTGATTGGGCTAGGTGTTGGATTAGCAGTTAGATCAATAGTCAATGTTGGTAAAGAAGTCGAGAATTTACAAGTAAGATTTAAATTTTTATTTGGCTCTGTAGAAGAAGGAAAGACAGCTTTTGATAATTTATCACAATTTGCATCTAAAGTTCCATTTTCACTAGAAGAAATTACTGCCGCATCTGGTAATCTTGCAGTTGTTTCAAAAGATGCAAATGATCTTTCAAGAATATTAGAAATTACAGGTAATGTTGCCGCTGTCACAGGATTAGATTTTGCTACAGCAGGATCACAAATTCAAAGAGCATTTTCTGGTGGTATAGCTGCTGCTGATATTTTTAGAGAAAAAGGTGTTAGACAGCTTTTAGGTTTTAAAGAAGGTGCAAAGGTATCTATAGATGAAACTGTAAAAGCATTTGAAGATGCTTTTTCTGGAAATGGTAAGTTTGCTAATGCTACTGATGAATTAGCTAATACTTTGACAGGTACTGCATCTATGCTTCAAGATAAATTATTCAATTTCCAAAAAAATATATCTGGTCAATTTATTGGTACTCTTACAGATGAACTTGGAGATCTAAACAAATTTTTAGAAGATAATCAATCTACTATTAATGAAATAGCTGAATTACTTGGAACAACTTTAGCAAATTCTATTATTTTATTAGGTAAATCAATAAGTACAACAAAACAAACTATGGATAAATTTGATGTAAGTGTTCGAGATCTATTACTTGATATAGTTCCTTTAGGATTTGGTTTAGGAACAATTAGAGAGGAATTTCCAGAATTAGCTGATGCTATAGATGAATTTTTAGGTAATAACTTTAATCAAGCTATTGATGGAATAACAATGAGTGTTGATGAACTTGCAGAGGGTATGGAAGAAAATGTCAAACTTATGTTTGATTTAGGAGAGGAAACAGAAAAATCAGCATCAAAAATAAAAAATGCTCTTAAAATAAATGCAGATATGCTTGAAAGTGGTGCAAAAGCACAATCAGAATTATCTTTCCAACAGAAAAAAAATACAGTCACTTTAACAGGATTTAATTCTGAAATGTTAGCTTTTGCTCAGGTTAATACTAGAATAATAGATCAAACTGAAGTATTGAAAAATAAATTCCCAGAATTTACACAAACACTTAAAGATGCAGGAGATATGACAAAACAATTAGATGGATTATTTACTAATACATTTAATAGCTTTGCAGATACATTAGCTAAAAGTATAATGACAGGAAAATTTGCGTTCAAAGATTTTGCTAGATCTGTCATATCAGATATTGCAAGAATAATAGCAAGACAACAAGCACTTTTAATAATTCAAAAAGCATCTGGATTTTTTGGCGGTAGCATTGGTGGATTTAATATAGGAAGTTTATTACCTGCTATGTCATCTGGTGGTAGAGTAAACAAAGGTATGCCCGTGACTGTGGGCGAAGCAGGAAAAGAAATTTTCATTCCTCAATCTTCTGGAACTATCGTGCCAAATAATCAAACAGGTGGATCTACAAATATAAACTTCACAATCAATACAGTTGATGCAACAGGAGTAGATGAACTACTTACAAATAGACGAAGCACCATTATCAATGTTATAAATGATGCTTTAAATAGACAAGGTAAAGAAGCATTAGTATAATGAGTGGCACTTATCCAACATCACCAGAATTCAGATCCATAAACTTTGGATCAGAACAAAGAACAAAAGTATCTACTACTGATAGTGGTAAAATGTTTTCTACACAAATAGATGGTCAAAGATTTAAGTTTTCTGCAAGTTATTCTGCATTAAGTAGATCAGACTTTGCACCTGTTTTTGCTTTTGTTATGAAACAAAGATCACAAAAAGAAACATTCCAAATATCTTTACCAGATATTAAAAATGCAAAAGGAAATGTATCTGGAACTGTTTTAGTAAAAAATTCTCATACAGCAGGAGATACAACAATAACTGTTGATGCTATGACAGGAACATTGAAGGCAGGGGATTTTGTCAAATTTGCAGGACACAATAAAGTTTATATGGTTGTTTCAGATGCTACAGCAGATGGAAGTAATGAAGCAACCCTTACAATAGAGCCACCATTAAGATCTGCTGTTTCTGACAATGCTGTAGTGACTTATGATGGTGTTGAATTTACTGTTAGACTAACAAGCGATATACAACAGTTTACAACTGACAATTTAGATACATTTAGATACGAAGTAGATTTTATTGAGGCTTTGTAATGACTAGAGGGTTATCTAGTGCAATTACAACTGAATTACAAAATCAGAATATAAAACCTATTGTATTAATAGAAATTTTATTTCCAACACCACAAAGAATTACAAATCATTACAAAGATATTACACACAATTCAAATACTTACACATCTAGTGGACATCTTATATCAATAGGTGGAAAAGCAGAAAAATCAGAACTTGATGTTGGTAATTTTCAAATTGAACTTTCAGCAGTTGATAACACTTTTGTTGCTGTAGTTTTAAATAACAATGTATCAAATGATGAAGTCACAATAGATATTGGATTGTTAGATAGTTCAGATGCTTTAATTGGAACCTTTAACTATGATATAGGTTTTATTGAAAGTTTTAGCATTGATACAGATAAAGCAAGATTGATATTAAGTTGTACTTCTCATTTTGCTGATTTTAGTAGAGTTTCTGGTAGAAAAACAAATGAAGGAAGTCAGCAATTACATTTTGCAAGTGATAAGGGTATGGAGTTTTCAGCTTTGACAGTACAAGATCTTTTATGGGGTAGAAAATAATGGGTTTTTTTATTCCATTTTTGACAATGATTGCAAAAAGTGTAATCACAGGATTTGCAATTTCAAAAGCTATTTCTTGGTTAGCACCTAAACCAGAGATACCAGAATTTCAGCAAGACACACAAGCACAAGGTGTTTTAGTAAACAAACAATCAAACAATGCAAATATTCCTGTTGTATATGGAACAAGAAAGGTTGGTGGTGTTAGAGTATTTTTAGAAACAAGTGGCACAGATAATCAATATTTATATGGTGCTTTGGTCATGTGCGAGGGTGAGATCAATGCTATTACTAGTGTTATTGTTGATGATGCTACTGTGACTTTTAGTGGATCATTTGCACATGGAACAACAATTACATCAAATGATAGTAGGTTTGGAACAAACATAAGAATACAACCTTTTTTTGGCACAGACGATCAAGTTGCATCATCATTATTGACAACACTTTCTTCATGGACATCAAACCATAGATTGAGAGGTCTTTGTTATCTTGCATTTAGAATAGAGTGGTCTAATGATTTGTTTACAGGTATTCCAAACATACAAGCAATAATACAAGGAAGAAAAATATCTACATTTGACTCTAGTAGTAATGAAACTACAGGGCAATTTTCAACAAATCCTGCTTTTTGTTTATTAGATTATTTAAGAAATGAAAGATTTGGAAAAGGTATTCCAATAGGTGATATTGACATACCAAGTTTTTATACTGCATCTCAAGTAGCAGTCACACAAGTCACACCATTTTCTGGGGGATCACAAATAAATCTTTTTGATTGTAATGCTGTTATTGATACAGGGCAGAAACTAATTGACAATACAAGAACAATACTCAAAGGCATGAGAGGGTTTTTACCTTATACGCAAGGTAAATATAAATTAATCATTGAAACTACAGGATCAAGTGTACTTACTTTAAATGAAGATAATATCATTGGTGGCATACAAGTATCGTCATCAAGAAAAAATGAAAAATTTAATAGAGTGCAAGTAAACTTTGTCAATCCAGATAAAAACTTTCAATCTGATACAATAGTCTATGATACAGACCACAGCACATTAAAAACAGCAGATGGTGGATTTTTACAAGAGGGAGTAGTTGATTTACCAACTATTACTAACCCATATCAAGCATTAGAGTTTGGTGAGATTGTTTTGAAAAGAAGTAGAGATAATCTTGGTTTACAACTTACTGCAAACTATCAAGCTATGAACTTAGCCATAGGAGATCTTGTTGCTGTGACTCATTCTATTACAGGTTTTAGTTCTAAGGTATTCAGAGTCATGGGTATGGCAATCAATCCATCATTTGAAGTTTCATTATCACTTATTGAACATGATGATAGTTGGTACACATTCTCAGAAAAAACAGAAGTTGCATCTGTTCCAAATACATCATTTCCAAATCCATTTACAGTTCAAGCACCTGCATCAATTACATTAACTGATGAATTAATTGAATATTCAGAGGGTATTGTTATTACAAGATTAAACATAGTCATTGGTGCATCTACAGATAATTTTGTTCAATATTATGTTGTCGAAGCAAAAAAAAGCACAGAAACAAATTTTAAAATAATTGGTCAAGGCACAGAATTAAACTATGAAATGTTGAATGTGGTTGATGATATTACTTATGAAGTGAGATGTAGAGCCATCAATACACTTGGAGTATCTTCTTCATCTATTACTGCAAGTAGAAAAATTGTTGGTGCTACAGAACCACCAAATGATGTGCAAAACTTTTCAGTAAATATGCTTGGTAGTTCACAGATGCAGTTGAATTGGGATGCAAACACAGACTTAGATATATCATTCTATGAGATAAGATATCAAAATGTGACATCAAATGCACAATGGAATAAGTCAGTGAATTGGCTACAAGTTCCTAGAACATCTGGAACATCAATTACAACTAATACAAGAAGTGGTGCATTTCTCATCAAAGCTGTAGATAAATTAGGTAATGAAAGCAACAATGCTACAGTAATTTTTTCAAATATTGCACAGATAACAGAAAACTTTAAAGACATACAAACACTTACAGAAGATATTACAGCAGGAACATTTGATGGAGATGTTGCATTAACAGATAGTAGTGGCACTAATTCTATAGTCTTAGATACTAAAAATGATTTTGATGATTTGACAGGAAACTTTGATGATGCTTCTGGTGATTTTGATTTGGGTGG